CGGTAGTCGCAACAATTGAAAAGTTTCCTTTTGCTGCTGACGGCAATACGACTGATGTTGGTGATTTAACACAAGGTAGATCCGGGGCTGCAGGCCAATCAAGCAATGCATCCGGTTATGCATCGGGCGGAACTCCCGGCATCGGAACAATTGATAAGTTTCCTTTTGCATCTGATGGAAATGCGACTGATGTTGGTGATTTAACACAAGCACGGTACTACTCTGCAGGCCAACAAGTATAATGAAACGAATAAGTGTAAAAATAGGATAAACTATGGCATTTGTAAATCACTTTTATAATTCAAGTACAAGAAAATATGTTGCTCTGTTTGGTACTCTTTTTAATAAGATTCGTATCACGCGGAATGGAAACAATGACGCTGAAGTACAAAGTATTATAGTACCTATTGCTTATGGCCCTTTTCAGAAGTTTCTTGCAAAAATTACACAAGATCCGAACTTAAGTAACCCTTCTTCAATTACACTCCCGCGAATGTCTTTTGAAATGACAAACATGGCATACGATGGTACTCGTAAGATTGCATCAAAACAAAGAATGTTTAAAACCAACCCAGAGACTGAGGATAAGAGATACTACACTTGGTCTGGAGCTCCATACAATGTAGATTTTTCGTTATACATTATGACAAAATATTCTGAAGATGCAACAAAAATAGTCGAACAAATAATTCCATTCTTTAAACCGGAATGGACATCAACTGTTAAATTAATCGATGACATGGATCCTATTGATATACCACTTATTTTAAATGGTGTTACGAACGAAGAATTGTACGAAGGCGCGTTTACTGAAAGAAGATCTGTACTGTGGACTCTCAACTTTACAATGAAATGCTGGTATTTTGGACCGGAAAAAGATAATAAAATAATTAAGTTTATTGATACTGATGTCTATGATACAACGAATGGGGCAACAGTAAACCCTGTAAGGGGCATAAACACATTCCCTGGGTTGACTGCAAATGGAGCACCAACAACCGATGTAGATGAGGCCATACCTTACTTAGACGTTGAGTATGATGATGATTGGGCTCCAATTGGAGTTGTGACCGAAGATCCTGAGGCCGAAGTATGAGCGAAGACAAAATTGCAAAAGTTCTCGGTTTAAGACCTTTAGAAGAAGCTAAACAAGAAAATTTGCCAGAAGTAATTGAAGAAAAACCGTTAGAAATAATAGAAGCTTCGAGCGATGAAGATGACACTATTGTTGATATTGAGCAAGCTCGTGGAAATATAAAAAATATTATAGAGCAAGGTGATGACGCATTAAAAGAAATGATAGAACTAGCAAAACAGTCAGAATCTCCACGTGCGTTTGAAGTCGCATCAACATTAATGAAAACACTCCTTGACGCAAACAAAGATTTTGTTGAAATGTCAACTAAGAAAAAATATGCAAAAGAAGAAAAAAACGGCGCATCTAATACTCAGCAAAACGTAACAAATAATAATCTTATACTTTCTACAGCTGATTTACTTAAAATGATTAAGGGTGAAACTAATGAGTGATGGTTACTTAGGTAACATACATTTAAAGAAAACTGGTGAACAGATAGAATGGACTCCAGAATTAATTAAAGAATATTTAAAATGTTCAGAAGATCCTGTTTATTTTGCGCGTAATTATATTAAAATCGTTCATGTAGATCATGGTCTTATTCCTTTAAATATGTATGACTATCAGCAAGAAATTGTTGAAAAAATAACTAATAATAGAAGAGTTGCTGTTTTAACTGCAAGGCAAGCCGGAAAAACTACTACGGCTGTTGCGGTCATATTACACTATATTCTATTTAACGAATTTAAAACTGCTGCGGTTCTTGCTAACAAAGGCGACGCTGCAAGGGAAGTTCTTGCGAGAATTAAACTTGCGTACGAAGCATTACCAAAATGGCTACAGCATGGCGTCGAAGAATGGAACAAAGGTAACATTGCATTAGAAAACGGATGTAACGTTTTAGCTGGTACAACATCTAGCTCTGCAATTCGTGGTAAGTCTATCTCATTCTTGTATCTAGATGAGGTAGCCTTCATTGAGGGGTATGACGAATTCTTCGCGTCAGTATATCCTACTATTTCATCGGGTGAATCTACAAAGCTTTTAATGACCTCTACACCAAACGGTTTAAACCATTTTTGGAAAACTTGTAAGGGGGCCGAAGAAGGAACGAATGGATACGAGTTTGTAAAAGTTGTATGGAGTGACGTACCAGGAAGAAACGAAAAATGGAAAACTGAAACACTAGAAGCGTTAGATCATGATGAAGAAAAGTTTAATCAAGAATACAACGGACAATTTTTAGGATCTTCTGGTACACTCATTTCTGGCTCCAAATTGAAAGAATTGGCGTTTTCTACACCATTATATGCAAGTGAAGGTATTAGCCAATACGCACAAGCAGAAAAAAATCACATATACGCAATGACTGTTGACGTTTCCCGAGGAAAGGGTTTAGATTATTCCACGTTTAACGTAATAGATATTACAACAATGCCGTATAGGCAGGTTTGTACTTTTAGAGATAATTACATATCTCCAATAGATTTTGCATCTATTATATATCGCGTAGGTACTGCATATAACCAAGCATTGGTTTTAGTTGAAATTAATGATATTGGTTCTCAAGTATCCGATACTCTTTTGATGGACTTTGGTTACGAAAGTTTACTTCATACAGAAAGCGCAGGCCGAGAAGGTAAAAGAATTTCTTCTGGTTTTGGCAAAATGGCTGATACCGGTGTTAGGACTACAAAATCCGTGAAGGCGGTTGGTTGTTCAATGTTGAAAATGTTGATTGAACAAAACCAATTTATTATAAACGATTTTGAAACTATTCAAGAGTTATCAAGATTTTCTAAAAAGGGTAATTCGTATGAAGCAGAACCAGGATCTCACGACGATCTTGTAATGAATTTGGTAATATTTGGATGGTTAACAAGCCAAGCATATTTCAAAGAAATAACAGATATAAATACACTACATAAACTAAGAGCAAAGACCGAAGCGCAAATACAAGATGATCTTCTTCCATTTGGATTCATTGATAGTGGTGAAAACGCGTTAAGCACAGGATTTCAGCCCATCGAAGAAGATGAACGTTGGATGATGTAAAAACGGTTTTTTATAAATAGACAAGAATAGATTGAAAACAAGTGTCAAATAACCTTACACAGGGGAGAAAAATATGACTTTTTCTGTAAGTCCATCCGTCATCGTCAGGGAAGTAGATGCGTCGGCAGTAATACCGGCCATTGGAACACCACCTGCCGCTATTGCCGGTGTTTTTCGTTGGGGTCCAGTTAACGAACGCATTTTAGTTTCTTCGGAAGAAGAACTAGCTAGTCGTTTTGGTAAACCACACGCAAACACTACTTGGCAAAACCATGAAACCTTTTTTAGTGCAGCAGACTTTTTGTCATATTCAAACGCGTTATATGTAACTCGCGTCACTGATGGGGCAAATACTGCAATCGCTGATAATACGTATTTTCAGGCAAAGTATCCAGGAGAACTAGGAAATAGCATTGAAGTTTCCGTAGTAACTTCTACATCTTATGAGGAAGCGATTGTGGCTATAGGCGATATAGCAGGTACTATTACGTTTAACTCAACATCTTTTAGCATAACTGGTTTAACAGCCGAAATTGGTGAAATTCAACAAGATGATATTATACGAATAGGAAACGATTCAGTAGGGTACCAAGAACTTATTGTATCCGCATTTTCTGATGATACCGCAAGTCCTGGCTCTGCACCATTTAACTATACAATAACAACAAAAAACAGATTTACGTTAGCTGAAACAGATCTTGCACTATTAAAAATAACAAGAAAATGGGGATATGCAAATATAGCGCAATCTGCGCCGTCAAATGCAAACAATATTCACATTGCTGTTATTGATGCTGGTGGCGAAATCACTGGAACTGCTGGTACTGTTCTTGAATTATATGAAAACTTATCAGTTAATTCCAATGCAAAACTCCCGGACGGCACAAACAATTATTATCCTACTGTGATATTTAATTCTTCTGCATGGGTTAACCAAATAGCTCTTGGCACATTGGTTAGTACTGCTATTACAATTCCAATTTATGATCGTATGGCAGATGGCACAGACGGTCTTGGCGAAGCTGCGGTACCGTTTGGACAAGTAGCATTAGGTTACGATTTATATAAAGATGCTAATGAAGTTGATATTTCAGCTATTATTTGTGGTAAATCTGATAGCTCAAATCTCGCAAACTATGTTGTAGCAAATATTGCTGAACATAGAAAAGATTGCGTTGTTTACTTTTCGCCGCCTTTAGCTGATGCTGTTACTCCATCAAATCCTGAAACTAAAATGACAAATGTTATTGCATTTAGAAATCTTGTGCAATCTTCGTCTTATTGGTTTATGGACAGCGGATATAAATATCGTTACGACAAATATAACGACGAATATCGTTGGGTACCTTTAAACGGTGACATTGCAGGTCTTTCTGTGAGAGTAGAACCTTGGGTATCACCAGCTGGTTTTAAAAGAGGTATTATTAAAAATGTTGTTAAATTAGCATTTAATCCAAATAAAGCTCAAAGAGACCAATTATACGGTGCTGATATTAACCCAGTTATTACTCAAGTAGGCCAAGGTGTATTACTCTTTGGTGATAAAACTGGACTTGGTACAGCAACTGGGAGCGCATTTACTCGTATTAATGTTCGCCGCCTCTTCATCACAGTTGAGAAAGCTATATCTACGGTGTCGGCGTCGTTCCTCTTTGACTTTAACGATGAGTTTACTCAAACGCAGTTTAAAAACTTAGTGGAACCATTCCTTCGCGATATTCAAGGAAAGCGTGGTATTATTGATTTCAGGGTTGTATCTGATGCAACTGTAAATACCCCAGATGTTGTTGATAAAAACTTGTTTAGAGGCAATATCTTTATTAAGCCTGCTCGTTCAATTAACGTTATTGAATTGACATTCGTTGCCACAAGAACTGGCGTTGAGTTTGATGAAATCGTTGGTCAGCCACTCTAATAAATAAAAGAAAAGGAGATAATCATGGCATTTAATATCAACGAATTTAAATCGCAATTAGTAGGGGGTGGGGCAAGACCTACCCTCTTCCAAGTGCAAATCACAAATCCAATCACTGGCCTTGCTGATTTGAAAGTACCATTTATGGTTAAAACTGCAGCATTACCTGGATCAACTCTAGGTTCTTATGTGGTTCCATACTTTGGTCGTCAAGTCAAATATGCTGGAGATAGGACGTTTGAAGATTGGCCCGTTACGTGTATCAACGATGAGGACTTTTTAGTTCGCAACGCGATGGAAACATGGTCAAATGCGATAAATACTCATGATTCTAATGCACGGTCGTTACCACAAGATTACAAATCAAACGCGATTGTAACACAGTTTGGTAAAGATGGATCTTTGCTTAGAACATACGTATTCGAGGGTATATATCCTGTCACAGTTGACGCGATACCCCTTTCATGGGAATCTACAGATGTTATCGAAGAATTTGGAGTTACATTCCAATACGATCTGTGGAGAGTTGAAGGAACTACTGGCACTTCAACTACTTAATTTATAGGATGATTAATTAATGCGAATTTTTGGCTTTGAAATAAAAAAAGATATCGGCGGCGCTGATGAAGACATTGCGGTTTCTTTTGTAGAACCGACTAACGACGAAGGCGCAATTACCATAGGAAACTCTCTCGGGGGATCCTATGGTATTTCTATTAATATGGATGGCGATGCCAAGTCTGAAGGCGAATTAGTGACAAAATACCGTGGTATGATGTTGCAGCCCGAAATTTCACAGGCCGTTGATGAAGTTATTAACGAAGCTATAAACATTGATTCGCATGAAAACGCTGTTGAAGTTGTTTTAGATGATACGAATTTACCAGACAAAGTAAAAGATAGAATAATAGAGGAATTTGAAGAAATTCTTCGTTTTCTTGACTTTTCAAATTATGGATATGACATTTTTCAAAAGTTTTACGTAGATGGCAGATTAAATTATCATGTTATCATAGACAATGAAAACTTAAAAGATGGCATAAAAGAAGTTCGTTATATAGATCCGCGGAAACTTCGTCTTATTAAAGAAATGGATGAAAAACAAAAAGATCCTCATTCTGGAATTCCTTTGAAAAAAGTTAAGAAAGAATATTATCTTTATTCCGATTCAGGGTTTGGATCCAAAGCGGTTAGTTCCAATGTTTCATCTGGGCAAACTGTTCAGGGTTATAGAATTGCAAAAGATTCAGTAGCAAGAATAACTTCTGGGTATATGAACGAAAATAATTCGCTAATTCTTTCGTATTTACATCCTGCTATTAAACCGTTAAACCAACTTCGTATGTTGGAAGATGCTACTGTAATTTATACAATTACAAGAGCTCCTGAAAGAAGAATATTTTATATCGATGTAGGTCAGTTGCCAAAAGCAAAAGCTGAACAATACTTACATGACATGATGACTCGCCATAAAAATAAACTGCAGTATGATTCAGATAGTGGCGATATCACAGATGGTCGTAAGTTTATGACTATGACTGAAGATTTTTGGTTTCCTCGCCGAGGTGGAGAAAGATCTACAGAAGTGGATATTTTAGCTGGTGGTAATGCTGCAGCGCTAAGTGGTGATGAAAATCTTTCGTATTTCCAAAGAAAATTATATAAATCGCTAAAAGTTCCTGTTTCTAGATTAGAGCCAGAAAATATGTATAGTATGGGCCGTGTTTCTGAAATGACGCGTGATGAAATAAAGTTTAGTAAGTTTATTCGTAGATTAAGAAACAGATTCTCAGGTTTATTTGATTCTCTACTTGAAAAGCAATTAATCTTAAAAGGTGTTTTAGATCCTGAAGAGTGGGGCGATATTAAAAACAAAATACGTTATGACTTTATGAAAGATAACTATTTTGAAGAATTAAAACAGACTGAAATTCTACGCGAAAAAATAACAACGTTAAGAGATATGGAAGAACAAGTAGGTAAATATTATTCAAGACAATGGATTACCAAAAATGTTCTATTCATGACTGACGATGAAATGCGCGAAATGCAACTGCAAATTGATCAAGAAAGATCGGCTGGTCTATACAATGACCCAGACGATCCGGGCATGGATGCAGAAGACGATTTTGATGATTCAGAACAAGAGCCTACAGATGATGAGCCAGCAGATGATAATACCGAAATCGATGCTGAAGAATCACTTAAAGTTATAAATAAAACAAAATCATTTAAAAGAAAGCCTCAAAAATGAAAACCTTTAAGAATTTAATATCTGAAGTTGCTCAGCCAAAAGCAGGCGACGAAAAAGCATTTAAGGATAAACACATCGTAACTAAAGTTGGCCATCCTGTTGCTTTAGATCATCAGTTTACTGGTGAAATACCTGGGACAGCTAAACTCAAGCGTAGGGCAGATCTTGCACCTGGAGAAGATGCATCTGTATACGAAGCTATAGATCCAGTAGATGCAAAAGCCCTTAAAGGTAAGCACAAAGATCGTAAAGATAAAGATATTGACAATGATGGCGATGTTGACGATTCTGACGAATATCTACATAAGCGCCGCAAAGCTATTTCTAAAGCTATTGCTAAAGAAGAAGTTGAGCTTTCTGAAAACCCAATGGAAGAAAAGCCAATGATGATGAATGCGTTGCGTTCAATGTCACACAATGTACAGGGTATTGCTCGTTATGTTCAATCAACACAAGATCCTGAAGAATGGTTCCAAAACAAATTAGCTGGTGTTGCTAAAGAAATGCAAACATTATATAGTTACGCTACAGCTGAAGTAATGTCTATGGGCGAAGAAGCCGAAATTGATGAAGCAAAAAGTTCGAAAAAAACTGTAAAAATTTCGCAAAAAACAATTACAAGAGCTCTTCAAGGAATGAAGGTGCAGCCTAAAGGTAAAGTATCTTTGAAGAAAGCACCTTGGGACAAGTCCGAAGAAGCCGAAATTGACGAAGACTTAAACGAAAAGTTTGCAACCGGAATGGTAAAATTTAAGGACGGTTCTTCTGTTATTCTAAAGAAACAAGATGCTGATCTTTTAAACCAAATGTTCAAAGATCTTTCTTCTACGAACCGTAAGAAAATGCAAAGTACTGCGATGGCAGATAAGTCAGGGTTTGAAGAAATTCTTGGTTTCGCAAGAGAAGCAATGTAATATGGCTTGGGTAGTAGTTCCAGGATCAAACAGCATATGGGAATATGATAATGCTGCCACGGCCGCAGCAACATATTCAGGCGCAAACGGAACTACAGCAGCTGGTGTTCGAACTTTCACAACTCCTCTTGGAAACGTACAAAAAACGTATGTTAAAGTTAGGAAAGCTGGAGAAACTACTGAACGCGGCGAATTATCTAAAAACTACTACGATGCTAGAGTATAAATAAAAGATACAACGAGGAGTATATACATGAAGTTAATTACTGAAGTATTCAATGAAGATTGCGAGGTTGTTACCGAAGCAGCTGAAAATGGTAAGAAGAATTACTTCATTGAAGGTATCTTCATGCAAGGCGATATGAAAAATCGTAACGGTCGCATATATCCTTCAACTATTCTTGAAAAAGAAATGAATAGATACCAAAAGAACTTTATTGAACCAAAAAGAGCTCTTGGTGAATTAGGACATCCTGACGGACCGCAAATTAACGGTGATAGAGTTTCTCATCTTATTACTGAAATGAAGCGTGAAGGATCAAACTTTATTGGGAAGGCAAAAATCTTGTCGACACCAATGGGTGAGATTGTTAAAACTTTCGTAGATGAAGGTGTAAGGGTTGGTGTTTCTACGCGTGGTCTTGGTTCTGTCAAACCTACTAAAGACGGCGTAATGGAAGTGCAAGACGACTTTCATTTAGCAACTGTTGATATTGTAACAGATCCTTCTGGACCTGATTGTTTTGTGAATGGTATAATGGAAAATACGGAATATTATTATGATATTGCCGCTGGGACTTGGAGACAATATGCTGTTCAACAGGTTGTTGAGGAAATAGTTCAAGAAGTGAAAAGGGAATATAAGAAAACTGTTAGAGTAATTGACGAGTCACACGCCGCCAAACTCTTTGAGAAATTCCTTACTTCTCTGAAAAATTAAAAATTATAAATATGGATAATATAACACGAATCCAAATAAGAGGAGAGTAAATATGTCAGAGTTAGAAGAAAAATTCGTTGCTGACGACGGTGTATCCGAGGTTCCAGAACCAACGACACCAGCAGGCGGCGAAGTTAAAAAGAAAAAAGCTGATGTTAAAAAGAAAGTAGATCCTAAAGCGGATACTGTAGAAGCGCCACCTATGTCAGAAGAAACTGACGACGTTGATGCAGAAGAAGTTGTATCTGTTGAAGAGTCTATTGCTTCAATGTTTGAAGGTACAGATCTTTCTGAAGAGTTCAAATCTAAAGTATCATTAGTATTTGAAACAGCTGTTAGAGAAGCAACAAACACAAAAGTGAACGAAGCTGTTACCGCTCTTGAAGAAGAGTTTGATAACAAATTAGTTGAAACTGTTAACGAAGCTATAGAAGAAATTACCGAAAACCTAGACTCGTATCTCGACTATGTTGTTGAGCAGTGGATGGAAGAAAATAAAGTGGCTGTAGAGTCTGGCATTAAAGTAGAAATGGCAGAATCATTAATGGACGGTCTCAGAGATATTTTCTCTGCTCACAATATTGACATTGATGAAGAAACAGTTGATGTGGTTGCTGGGTTAGAAGAACAAGTTGGTGAACTTCAAAATCAAACAAATGAAGCTATCAACGAAAATATTTCCCTTGCAAAGGAAATAGCCAGTCTCAAAGCTGAAAAAGTTTTTGATGATATTTCAGAAGGACTTACAGTCTCTCAGAAAGAAAGATTAAAATCTTTGTCAGAAAAGCTTGATAACGACGACATTCAAGCATATGAGGCAGATCTTGGTACCCTTAAGGAATCATTCTTTAAAGCTAAAAAGGCGCAAGTAATAAGCGAAGAAACAGAAGATGAAGTTCTTACTGAAGAGACTGAAACAAGAAAACCAGTTTCTCAATATTCTTCGGTTTCTGCAATCGTTGAAGCGATCAATAACAAACAAAAGTGAAAATAAACAAATTATAAATACCACTATAATTAAAACAACAGAGATAGGAGTGACAAAATGAGTCAATCTAGCAGATCATTAATCGAAAAGTGGGGTCCTCTTCTTGAGCACTCATCTTTCGCAACAATCAAAGACGAGCACAGAAAAGCAGTTACTGCTACTCTTCTTGAAAACACAGAAAAGGCACTTGTAGAAAGTGGCGATCAGTCAATCAATATGACTTCGCTTTTACAAGAAGCTCCAACAAACGCAGCTGGAACTGGCGGATTTGGTTCTGGTTCAGCAACTCCAACAGCAGGTTATGACCCAGTTCTAATCAGCTTGGTTCGCCGTTCAATGCCAAACTTGATGGCATACGACATTGCTGGTGTACAGCCAATGACAGGCCCAACAGGTCTTATCTTCGCAATGCGTTCTAACATGAATGCAATGACAGGTAACACTGCACAAGAAGCGTTTTATAACGAAGCTGATACCGACTTCTCAGGTACAGGCGCAATGTCAGGCTCTACTGGTGGAGGCGCAACAGCCCCAACTGGTACTGGTCTTGCTACTGCGGATGCTGAAGCACTTGGCGACGGTGGCGGTACAAACTTTGCAGAGATGGCTCTTGCTATCGAAAAAGTTACTGTTGCTGCAAAAAGCCGCGCATTGAAAGCAGAATATACCACTGAGCTTGCACAAGATCTTCGTGCTGTTCATGGTCTTGACGCAGAAACTGAGCTTGCAAACATTCTTCAATCTGAAATCCTCGCAGAAATCAACCGTGAAGTTGTTCGTACAATCTATAACACAGCCGTAACCGGTGCTGCATCTACTGCATCAGCTGGTGTGTTTGACTTGGATGTTGACGCAAACGGTCGTTGGTCAGTTGAGAAATTCAAAGGCTTGATGTTCCAAGTTGAAATCGAAGCCAACGCGATTGCAAAAGCAACTCGTCGCGGTAAAGGTAACATCGTTATCTGTTCTTCCGATGTTGCATCGGCACTTCAGATGTCTGGTGTTCTTGATTATACTCCAGCTCTTAACAGCAACGCACTTAACGTTGATGATACAGGCAATACATTCGCAGGTATCCTAAACGGTCGTTACAGAGTATATATCGATCCATATGCAGGTAGCAATTATCTGGTTGTTGGTTATAAAGGTTCTTCTGCATTCGACGCAGGACTCTTCTATTGCCCATACGTACCATTGCAAATGTACCGCGCAGTTGGTGAGAATTCCTTCCAGCCAAAAATCGGCTTTAAAACACGTTACGGCATGGTTGCTAACCCGTTCGCAGCAGGCCCAACACGCAGTGAAGGTGCTCTTACAGATAACACTAACGTATACTACCGCAGAGTTCGCGTAAGCAACTTGTTCTAATAAAAAAAGAAGAGGGGATAAACCCCTCCTCTACAATTCTTTACGAATACTAGGGAGATCTTCGGATCTCCCTTTTTTTATCTTTGGTTTTAATTATACCGCGCAGCTACATCCGAACGTGTTTGACCTCTGTTTAAAAAATATGGATCTAAATTTAAATTTTTTGCAAGGTCAACTGCTTGCTTTTCAGTAACACAGACTGTAATAGCTTTGCCTCCTAAAATTATTTGCCATATTTTTTGACCGGTAGTACGATTTGTTTCTAATATAGTAAAATCATTTCTATCTTCGCGATTCATTGCTTTTCTTTCTTATTTGAATATTATCATTGATAGCTGCCTTGGAGCTCCAAAATAGCATTTTACCCGCCTGGAACAAACCCCTTAGGTCTATACCAAACTTTTTGATTATGTATCTTTCCTAGTAGTGTATATATCTGTTTTATTTCATTGTCAATAGCTAATCGGCTTGTTTCTTTTTTTACAGTTGCCCGGCGTTTTTGTAAACGAGACATACGATATTTCATAGAATATTCTACTAAGTCCAATTCATTTACATCAAAGTCAAAGTTTCTGTTCGGCTTCATACAATTTCAACTTCGGGTAATTTGTTATTATCTTCAATTCTATTAGAAACCGGGGCCATAACAGCTTCTGCAAATTCCATGAATTCTTCATTCCTCGCGGCTTCTTCCATGAGATTAGAAGCATGAAAAATTTTAGCAAGTCTATTGAATTCACGTTTTGGCACGTTTAGTTTTTCAACCATTTGTTCTGAAATTTCTTTTTGTAGATCTTTCTCAGCTGAAATTCTTGTCATAGAATCTGACATTTCTTTTAACGCATTTTGAATAACTTTACGATCATTATTTGTAATAACAGATGGCAAAGTTTGTGTTACTTTGGTATTCATAATATTCCTTCTTCTCTCATTTGTTTTCTAATTTTTGTTGCGCTTATACTATGTATTGTATCACCTAAGTTGTGTTCTGTCAAGGTATATCCCACACCTCTACCATAACTAATATCGACAATGTTTGGTACTTGCATTATAATATATTCTACGCCACGTGTAAAACCCGCATCATGCAATCCATCTTCAATGCTATCTACTACATAATCATAACTAAACGGATTATCGTCCTGTGTTACTGTGCGGCCGCCACCTGCATCTTCGCCTAAAATAAAACTGACGTTTCGTACTTGAATACATACTTGGCCTGTTTCGGCTAACGCGCGTCTGAACAGTTCTGTATGTCCATTGTGCCAAGGTTGCCACCGCCCAAGCAGCATAGTAGTTGGAGCTTGGTAATTAAACATTCTGTTCTAACCTTATATGCCGATGAATAGCGTCTGCTAAAGTTTCATCAGTGTTATCAAACCATCTTGAAACGTGATAATTTACACTAGACAAGTTTGGTTTTTCGAACACTTTATTAGTATCTTCAAATTGGCCTGTATTAATAGTGTCCATCCATACAGTATAGTCCGCGTTAAATACATTTCTAAGGGTATTCGTAGGACAGACAAAATCGCAGATTACTACACGATCAAACAATACTTCCGTGTCTGCAAGTACAGCCATTCGATTTGCTTGACGAAACCGAGCTAAGTCTGTAAATTCCCAGTCGTTAGCCATTTTACGAATTTCATCAGCATTATACCATGCGCAGCTTAGATGCTTTTGCAGTCTTTCAGCTAGCCATGTTTTACCGGATCCTGGTAGACCCATGATTAATATTTTCATTGCTAATCCTTATACTCTTTCAAGACACCAAGTATATTCGTAATTAAAAATATTACAGCATGTGTAAACATAATGCCGGCGATAACGCCATACCCTAGAGTATATACATGATAAGAAGATACTAAATATAAAATCGCTACTAATATTGAAATGCTGTAGTTAGGATCTTCGTTTTCAGTGCTTCCTTCGATAAAGCCTGAAAATAGGCTAGCGGCGGCGATGGATTGCATAAATCCAATATAACATAGCATTGCCATGATTGGATACATTGCCCAGATTACACCTTGTGACGAAGCAAATAAAGCAGTTGCTTGTAACAACGCGTTTATGGAAGCAGAATATGGGTTACTTGAAAACAATGAACCACCCTTTTTGTTTATCATGTGTTTAATATAGTTTTTAATGCTGTTACTAATTCCATCATCATAACATCTGTATGATAAGGAGTTGGAGCAACTCTCAATCTTTCGGTACCAGCTTCAACCGTAGGACTGTTAATTGCTTGGATGTATATGCCATATTCGTTAAGAAGTCTATCGCTTGCTTCTTTTGTTTTAAATGCATCATTTACCATAATTGGAATAATATGAGTGCATGCATTTGGATGAATAGGTATATTCGCATCAGCTAGCATTTCTTTTAATTTTGCAACTCGTTCTCGATGTTGAACTCTTAATCTATGATTGTCACGGAGATATCTGATGGATGCCAAGGCCCCGGCGCAAATGACTGGACTGGTTGATGTAGTAAATATAAACCCGCTAGCAACACACCTAATAGCATCAACAATCTCTTTACTTGCAGCAATATATCCTCCTTGAACTCCGAAGGCTTTTCCAAGAGTTCCGTTAATAATGTCAATATCGTCTGCCCACAAATTAAGCTCTTCGCATAATCCACCACCGCGTTTGCCGTATAGTCCTACAGCATGTACTTCATCAATATATGTTAATGCATTGTATTTTTTTGCCAACGCAACAATATCTTTTATTGGTGCGATGTCGCCGTCCATACTATAGACAGATTCAAAAACAATTACAGGATTTAATTTTTCTTTTTTTGTAAGTTTTAGCTGTGTTTCTAAATCTTCCATGTTGTTATGCTGAAAGATTTTCTTTTCAGATCTTGAGTGTTTAATACCCATGATTAAAGAAGCGTGGTTTTTATTATCTGAAATGAAACATATATTAGGTATGATACGCGAAAGTGATATGAGTGTCCATTCGTTTGCTACATATGCGCTAGTGAACAGTAACGATGCATCTCTGTCGTGTAAAGAAGCCAATTCTCTTTCGAGTGTTACGTGATAATGAGAAGTCCCACCGATATTTCGTGTACCACCAGAACCAGCGCCCGTTTGATTCAACGCTGTATGCATAGAATCAATAACATGCTTATTTTGACCCATACCTAAATAGTCATTAGAACACCAATTAATTATATTTTTAGGAGCATATTTACCATACCACACTGAACGTGGGAATTTGCCTCTTTCTCTCAATATATCGTTAAAAACTCTATAACGACCATCATCTCTAAAGTCTTTAATTGTGTTTTTAAAGTATTTTAAATATTCCATAAATTAATTCTCACTAATGTCAAATAACCGGTTTAAAAATATATTTATTTAAAAGGCTCAACGTAAATTATGTAGCATACGACGGTTTTATTAGAACATGGAGTAGCTTTGAGGCTACTCCATGAAAAACCATTTTTTTAGAATTTAATTTATGCATCTGCCATAGACAGTGCCAAATCCAACGCATCAACCTTACGCTTAGCGTTACCTCCAAACCATGCAGAAGCCATTCGTGTATCTGCTGAACGACCTAGCTTGTGGTCTGTCATGTAAGTAACCGCGTTATACGCATTCCACCAAGTACCTGGTACAAAATGATCGCCTGGCTGGTTTTCAACGATTTCCATTGCTTCTTTAGCATTACGAGCAAGTGTTTCTTTTTCTTTTGTTGATTTGCCAAAAACAACTCCAAAGAACTGAGTAAGCTGATCGTCGGTGTAACGTTTTGAGCCAAGGAATTCCGCAGCTTCTTTAAACTTTTCGACCTTATTGTGACCCAAGCCAAGAATTTCCTTGACGCTATCAGGATTAAATACTGAGCGATGATTGACACGGACAGATGGTTGACCTGCCTCGTTCAGTGCAACAGACAAAGTGTTATTGCAAACAACACGTTCCATTACAAACTTAATATCAATAGATTTTCCGTAAATGTGAGGGTTGGAAAATAGCAAGTAGCCTTTTACTTCGTCACCGTTAAACAACGAAAAGCCATCTTTTACATCAGCTAAAGCCCAAACCAAACGGCCATCCTTTAGAGAACCAGCTGTATCCATTTGCATGTCGCCGGCGGAAACAAAATCATTAAAGAACTCAAACGCCGCAGCGTTTTGAACAGGATTCCAGCCTTGGCCAACTTGTGTTAAGATTTTCCCATCAGTATCACGTACCAATGCTTGTTGGCCTGTTGCAACGTTATCACCGTTATAACGAATAAACGTGTCAACTTTTTCAACACCCCAATCTAAACCAGCAGCTTGCATCATTTGTTGTGGAGACATATCGTCTGATACTGGTGTACCAAGACCGTGCCAAGGCTTACCTTGAGAAGAGCGGTAAGCCATTTGTGCTTCGCCGTTAACCATTTCTAATTCATGTGACATAATATAATTCCTAGTTTGTTTGTTTTGATATAATTAATATAACCGATTCTAAACGAAATGTCAATAGTTAATTTGATTTAATTTCATTTTTATCTATCATAGTCATTTCAATTTTAGCAAAATCTTTGGTAGCACGAAGAGCTTTAAAATATTGATCCGCTTGACGGTGTCCAAATCCAGACGCCCATTCAACCAGTTCTTCAGCTCCATTCTTCCAAACGTATGCTTTTATAGTATAAGATTGCATGTGTATTCCTTTTCATCTGTTAATATCAATATAACTGATTCTAAACGAAATGTCAATAGATAAAATGAAATTAAATATAAAAATTAGTGTAGCTCTGTAGAATACATGTGCATGGAATCTATCATTCCATGAGTATATTTTGAATGACCGTTTTTTATAAGATCAATAACATCAACGTATTTGTTGTTGGTTTTTATTCCAATAACTGACCAACTGCCGTTATTATCACCAGCGTAATCACTTATGAATTCTTTAGCATCTTCTTTAGAATTAAAGCTAAAAGCTTTTGATATACCGAATATATCTGTTTTTGCAAAAACACCTTGGTTTTTAAAAGCACCTAGAAAAACGCCAAGTTCCTCTTCAGCTACTATATATCGTATTAAAATTTATCTTCTCCTACTATAATACTAAGCAGCAAACTCAAACCATTCTGGTATTTCTCTTTTAGTCCAAACCATTTTAAAACGATGCTGTTTTGTTTGATAAAACTTTCTATATGATTCTACTATATTATTTGGATCCATACATTCAGGATACGCCTTCATAGCCAACGGCTGTGATGTTAAATAACCAATCGGTATGTTCTTAGGTAAGGAACGTAATTCTTCACGAAGTAATTTATCGGTTGCATGTATCTTTCCATAACGATATTTATATTCATCACAAAGTGCAGAAAAATGCACCCAATGCCAGTTATAGTTATTATTAGATTCAGCAGTCCATACAGTACACGGATGGTACATATGAACAGCCTTGTAGAAGAAGTTTTCGCGCCTATCAGGAAGCTTCCAATACTTAACTATAGTCCTACCCGATTTTGATGGACGACGTTCTAGCTCCCCGTCTAGCATCCTGTGGGTCGTAGAAAGCATCTGCGCAGATTCAACAATCATTTTTAGAATATGCTTATCACATTGCAATTGTGCAGATTTAATTGGGGATTTATCAAGAATGAATAAGTTCATAGTGTGTCTGTCCTACTCCTAAAATTCCTAATTCTACTGATTTGATATGATTGCATTTATATATCATTCTCTTCATGCAAGTACATGAAAATCCTTTTTGACTCATTGTAACCTCGCAGTTGCGGTATGGCCATGAAAATCCATTAAACAGGTGGTTTTCTGTACCAATATATTTAGATTTAAAATATTTCATTTACATTAATCCAACGCGGCTAAGAGTTCTAAAATTGGTCATGATATTTTCATACCAATCTGGGTTCTTATCTTTAAGGATAGCTACCGGAGCCATGCCAAACAAGGAAGCATTTGCATAATCCTCAACAGCATGGTTCTTAATAAGTTCTTTAAGAAATTTTGCTTTAGTGATCGGACCCTTGTGCTTGAAGCGAGCGATGAAAAGATCTTTACCTTTTCCTACACGAGTTGGGTGAACATTAGGACCATCTTCATATACTGGACGACCATAGTACTCTCCTGTGTATGTAAGGTATCCACCGTGGAAGTTGAAGTCTGCTTTGTTGAACTTTGTCATAATCTATTCCTTTTCATTTGTTAATATCAATATAACTGATTCTAAACAAAATGTCAATAGTTAATTACCTCAAACTCCTTTTATTTCTTTGTATTTTTTACGGACCGCAAGAAAGTGCTTAAGATAGTCAAACGTATTAATTTTGAATACTTGCGATTCTGATCCGTCAACCGCGATTAGGATCACGGCCTGTTTGATTGGAATTCCGGTGCGCTCGAGAAAAGCCGCCGCGTAAAACGAGGCTTGAATGAAGTATGACTGAATCCATTCTTCTTTCTTTGGTTTTCGAGATGTCTTAAAATCTATAATTGATAATTCATTGTCATATTCTGCAATACAATCTACCTGTCCTGCACATTTTAGTTTATCACTATAAAGGAATTCTTCTTGCATCCATACGTTATCTATACGTCCATCCATTATTTTTCGTAAGTCATTAAACGTATTTAAGTTGGCAGGCATGTGTTTGCCTTTCCAATCTTCTTTATTGTTTAGGTAATCTTCTGCTAGTGTGTGAACAGCTGTTCCTCGCCCAGCGGCCTGACGAGAAATTTTGTTTGCTTCTTCTTCGCCAACGCGGGCCCGCCAAGCTAGAATTCCTTCTTTGCTTAATATACCTAATACCGTTGTGATAGATGGATATGCATTACCGTCAGGTGTAAAATACTTACGGCCTGTTTCACTAGTTTTGCGAGTGAGTTTTGGGAGCACTAATCCGTGCTCTACATGATTAAACATTTTTGATTCCTTTAATACTAGTTCCAATATATACTAATATTAAAAAAATGTCAATAGTTTTTAACCTCTTCGTCGTATCCTTGGTCGCGGATAAACTCTTCTTCCATAATAAACAGGATCTCCATCAACCGTTCGCGGCCTAAAGTTTCTTGTTGGAAACGTTCCCCCATTTATCGGTCTTTGATTTGCCCATCTAGCAAACTTGTTTGGCGCCCCTTGAAGACTTAAAACTTCCATGGGATCGTCTTCGCCTGTATCACCCATTTGATTTTCGTTACAAAAATCTACGAGCCACTGAATTGATTCTGTCTGAGTCATATTGGGCCAATGCTCAGCAAGGCATGCAAGCATGCCACACACTTGAGGAGTAGCCATACTAGTTCCTTGGTACTTTCCAAGGTAGTAAGCATTGTTTCTTGCGTCATAGACAGATGATCCGGCAGTACCGGAAGCGGTATGAAGGGAACTCTGTATTGCAGTACCTGCGGCAAATATATCTACTTGGCTACCACAATTACTAAAATTACCTTTATAATCTTCTTTATTAATTCCAACGGCGCCAACAGTTATATTAAGAGCGATGCCAGCACCGCCACCGTTTCCACGATGTAACCACCATGAAAAAGTACTTCCGTTAAATGCTGCAAGAAACGAATTATTATAATCTTGGTCTGATGAATTAACTATTTTCCATGATTCATTGCCAGCGGCCGACATCGTAATTATGCCATCGTTTATTGCATCTTCGAAATCTGAAGTTCTTGATGTAGAATAATATGGGATCGGTCCGGGTGAAGTGTCATTTGTAAAGAAACCTCGCGCTTGCAGCTCTGCGACGGTTAGTGCTCTTCCTGGTGAGTACGTTACACCACGAAAAGTTGCTGAAGTCACCGCCCCAAAAGAACCGGTATTGTATGTAATTGCTGACCCGTAACTATGATTTGTAACAGTAGGATTTTTCCTTCCAGTCACTGGATTAATTGGTTTATTATTATGCCAAGCTCTTACGTAATCCCAATAAGTTGAAGAGTCTAGACCAAGAGTACCAAAACTTGGATTTGTTCCATATATACTTATATTGTATATATTGGCGTCTCGAGCCCAACCTTGAGTATTCCCCGCTACGGTTCCGCCCACGTGAACACCATGATCATTATCGCTAGTTCTTCCAGCGTTACTAGAATCAACATACGGTGTATAAGTGTATGTGCCAGTTCCAAATCCTATGTTATTTTGAAACCAGTTATATTGATTAATTCTCGATCCGCCAGAGCCATCTGAGTTGGCAGCAAATTCTGGGTGATTTGGATCTATGTGCCCATCAAAAATAACTACATCAACATTCCTCCCAGACGCGGTTATTGTTACATCATCTGTTATTACTGACGTACCGTTATCTCCCCAGTTAGATCTGTTTGAAGATTCGGTTTGTCTTAAAAATCCCCAGTTTATATCAGTATCAGAAGTGTATGGTGGCCCACCTGCACCCCAATCTTTAGCAAACAAACCATTTTCAATTTTATATCCAGCCGGCCGAGTTGATAGTTCTAAAAGCTCAAGGAGTTCAACTCCCCAAACTCTTTCGTCTTGGCGTATCGTTTCTGCTTCTTCGTCAGTTAACATGTAGTGAGTATTTCTGCTTATAGGTCTTTGCTTGGCAACATCAACAGCTCTGTCTGGAATATATAAATTTCCACCTGGCGTTTGCATATCTTCGTAAAAATCGTCCAGATCTTCACGATTATAAAGAGTAACGATCCATTCTCTTAACATTTGTTATGCCTCTAATTGAAGCGCAGTAACTGCTACCTGCACTGTGCTAGTTGATCCTGATTTATTTGTTACTCTCATTGGTATAGTTGTTGTTGCTGGAGCTTCTCCATTATATCCAAATACACCCGGTGAAATGACAACGGTTTCAGCGCCATTTGTTATAACTTCTAGGATTACGCCTGCATCTGGATCTGGGTCTGTAAGCTCGTTTCTACTTGCATCGGCCGTTCTGCTCGCCGCATTGATATATAATCTAACCCAAGCTGCCCGGTCAGTTGTGATTGTGTAGACCACATATCCTTTATAGCCAGTTAAGTCAACGTTTTCACTTACATCATTTGCTAATGAAGATGTCGTTGTTGTTAAATTGGCTCTTGAAGCAAGGCCAGTGCCGCCGCCGCCACTACAGTCATGATTTCCCTCGTGCCATACAGTGTATCCATTAACTTTTACACCATTATCCGTTGGAGCTCTAAAATGTATTTCGTCATCCGCGTCGTTTGTCACTTGAAGAGTAAGTTGAGTAGCTTCTCCGCCACCTGTTCTTAAATCAATCATTGCGGTATCACCCGACCCCCCATACGCATCAACAGGAAACTTAATACCGCTCGTTGTTGCGTATATCGCATTCGTTGTTCTAACAGACCCGTCTTGATCTATCCTAAAGATTGTATTATCCCTATTCACCGTGTCAGTATAAGGATCTAAGTCATTATAGAAGCCAAAGTAATTCGAATCTTCACCCACATTATTGTTATCATCAATAAACAAATACATGGATTGTTTTGAGTGAAACGCCACACTATTAGTTGTATCTGTTGGTTCATCATAGTAGCAATCTACACAATCAATGCTGCCTGCCCCGGTAGTTCCTTGTGTACCCTGTGTACCTCCACTTCCACTGCCCCCTATTAGATAATTATTCTCATCAAAGGAAGATCTCCAGGTAGTAATCTTGTTATCTGGGTTGTTATAGAAACGGCCTGGTTCTGTAATGTCATTAAACGACGCAGCTCCTACTAACTCTTTATAATACGGCAGGGTTACTTGTGAGCCGTAAACTTTACCAGATACAACATCATAAACAACATTGTCTGTGGATGAAACACCGCTAAAATCACCTTTAAATCTCGCATCCCCTTGACTATGAGCCATGTAACCGTAAGCTTTTGGACCTCTAAACTTTTCGAGAACTGGATTGCTAGTTAGATCAATGGTAAGAGTTGAAGCTTGGCTCAATAATGCACTACCAAATGGAGAAGTTTTTACAGTTATTATATCGCCTTGCCTATCTACGTCAACGATCGTAGATCCAAGTGAATGCCAAACACCGGTCGTTGGCACCGCAGGAGATCCGTCGGCAATAATCTGCTCATCGCTTTGCAGAATATTATATGAAACACCCCATGTACGCGCTCCTTGAGTACCGCCGCCAGTTCTAAATGCTGTTAGTGTGTGTTCTCTATAACCTGCCTGCCCAAAAGTTCCTTCTGTTATATACGCAAGAACAACACCAATCGTATCGTTGTCGTACTGGCCACTTCTTAAAGTGTATGATAAGGTATAGTATGAATACTCAAGATCCGAAACAAAGCCAACAGCAGTGCCCGTGTTGGTTACCCCAACGATTTCTTGTGTTCCGGCATCAAACTGCCATTGCGACGAAGCAGTTTCAGCCGCGTTTGCTGGATAATTTGTTCCTGAATTGTGTGAAAACCTATACCAATTGTTAAAGATCTCCTGTGGCGTCGGTGCCGATGGGCCGGGTTCGGTAAAATAGGCTGCAGCTTCGCTTTCACTCGTTACAATAATAGGTTCTATATTTACAAGATCATCAAACGCTGCGTTATTTGTATCATCCTGAGTATTATAGAGTACTTCACCTTCTTGACCTATCGGTAATGTTGTCCCACCGCCCGGTCCTATAGAGCCCTGGGTACCCTGCGTCGACCCTGCCTGTCCTTGAAGGCCATGGCCAACCAATCCTTGGAAACCCTGAAATCCTTGAAATCCTTGAAATCCTTGAAATCCCTGAAATCCCTGATTCCCTTGAGAACCCTGAGTACCTTGAGAACCTTGAACTCCATAAATACCCTGTAAGCCAGTATCACCTCGTATACCTTGGCGACCTTGGGCACCTTGAGTACCAGCCCCGGTCTTACCTTGAGTACCTTGCTCGCCTAGGCGACCCTGAATGCCTTGGAATCCTTGTACTCCTTGGATGCCCTGCATACCTTGGACACCTTGATTTCCTTGAAGTCCCTGAATGCCCTGAATACCCTGTAGTCCTTGAATACCCTGGATACCTTGTACACCTTGAATACCTTGGCGACCCTGAATACCCTGGCGACCTTGAGTACCCTGCATACCCTGCACACCCTGAATACCTTGCTCGCCTTGCATACCTTGAATACCTTGGCGACCCTGAATACCTTGTAATCCTTGACGACCTTGAATACCTTGGCGACCTTGAATACCTAGCGTTCCCTGTATGCCTTGAATACCTTGTTCGCCCTGAATACCTTGCACACCTTGCCCAGGGCCACGTAAACCCTGAATACCTTGTACACCTTGGTCACCAGTAATACCTTGGAAACCAGCATTACCAGTACCTTGAATACCTTGCCGACCGTACGAGCCTTGAACACCTTGGCTGCCTTGCGTGCCTTGTTCGCCTTGAATACCTTGCATACCTTGCATGCCTTGGATACCTTGAATACCTTGAATACCCTGAGGACCAACGATATTTCCTACGTTTATCCATTCTCCACCATCGTCAGGAGTAAACGTCCACAGGTCGTTTTCCAATTCATCTATAACCGCATCACCTGGTACAGCATCTGGGAAGGCTGTTTCCAATATTACTTGTGGGTCAAATGTAGGAGCCTGATTTACGTCTGCTATAGTTCCAAGTATTCTAAACGGGTTACCTGTGTTACCTTGTACACCTTGTACACCTTGGATACCCTGCATGCCTTGAGTACCTTGAGAACCTTGGCGACCTTGAATACCTTGAAATCCTTGGAAACCACGATTTCCTATGATACCTTGTGAAGCCTGACTACCTTGAAGACCCTGTCCAACCGGACCCTGGATACCTTGTACACCTTGAATACCTTGTACACCTTGAATACCTTGGCGACCTTGAATACCTTGAATACCTTGGCGACCTTGAATACCTTGAATACCTAGCGGCCCGACAATATTACCAGTGTTAATCCATTCAGTACCGTTCCACAGCCAAAATTCATTTAGTTCTTCATCGATTATGCCGTCAGACAAATCTGGGCTTGCAATAGCTGGCCTTTCTGTCGGCGGCTGACCATCTAACGTAGGCCCAAAGGCTTCTCTTATTATTTCTTCAGGAGTACGTGCTGGGAAATTAACATTAACGTCTTCAATAGATCCAAGTATTCTAAATGGATCTCCAGTTTTACCTTGAATACCTTGGAAGCCTTGTAATCCTTGGCTTCCTTGTAATCCTTGCTGGCCGCCACCGCCTTGTATACCCTGCGTTCCTTGTATGCCTTGCATACCTTGGAAGCCTTGCATACCTTGCCCACCTTGAAGGCCCTGAATACCTTGCTCGCCTTGGATACCTTGAATACCGTCAAAACCTTGAATACCTTGGCGACCTTGAATACCCTGTGTACCAATACCAATAGCACCTTGTACACCTTGCTCTCCTTGAATTCCTTGGAACCCTTGCATACCCTGCATGCCCTGCATACCTTGGATGCCTTGTGTACCCTGCGTACCTTGTGTTCCGAGATTTCCTTGGACACCTTGCGAACCTTGCGCCGCTTGTGTACCTTGCATACCTTGTATGCCTTGGATAGCCGCCCCTTGTATCCCTTGAAAACCTTGAACACCTCTTACTGGTCCAACATTTATCCAAACGCTACCGCCAGTATATGCCCACAAATCGTTTGAAGCTTCATCTATAACAGTCTCACCAACTCCTGCTGACGGAAATCCTGCGTTTAATAATGTATTTGGGTCGTTTGGCGGATTTGCGTTAACATCGCTTACTGCACCAATAATGTTTAAAGCGGGGCCAAACGCGCCTTGAAGTCCCTGATCTCCTTGGAGGCCTTGCTCTCCCATAAGACCTTGTACACCTTGAGTACCTTGAATACCTTGGAATCCTTGCATACCTTGTACGCCTTGGAGGCCCTGTTGCCCAACAGTACCTTGAAACCCAGCACCAGTAGTACCTTGAACTGCAATACCTTGTACACCTTGAACGCCCTGGTCGCCTTGTATACCTAGATATCCTTGTATACCTTGAAAGCCTTGGTTTCCTTGAGAACCTTGGGTTCCTTGAATACCTTGGTCGCCAGTATATCCTTGGATACCTTGTAGTCCTTGGTTACCATATCCAGCTCTACCTTGGACACCTTGTTCACCAGTAGTACCTTGGAATCCTTGAGATCCTAGACCCCCAGTACCTTGTACTCCTTGGTCTCCTTGAATGCCTTGGAATCCTTGTACTCCTTGGATGCCCTGCATACCTTGGACACCTTGATTTCCTTGAAGTCCCTGAATGCCTTGCATTCCTTGCATTCCTTGGTTTCCCTGAATGCCCTGTACACCTTGAAATCCTTGGATACCTTGGATACCTCGCCGGCCCTGTAAACCCTGGATACCTTCGCCGGTTTCTCCTTGTGTTCCTTGAAATCCGTCAAAACCACGGCCATCAGTACCTTGAAATCCTTGAGCGCCGCCAGTACCTTGAGTACCTTGCGCAGTTACTGCGCTAGTGGATCTAACCCATACATTCGTAGCGGCATTATAAGTAAATACAATAGAGCCAACAACATATGTATCGCCGTTAACTGGATTTGTTGGGAATGCCATTATTATGTACTCCTTGTCTGTGAAATAATTACCTGATTACTTTGAGTTGATAAGAAGTCGGGTATGAAGAAGAGATATGAGCCTGCTATAGTCACATCAATGATAGTATCATCTGTGTACGAAGAGCCTGAAGGTGTGCTGTTAATTGTTGACCGAAGGTCTAATGTGCCAGTACCAATACTGGTGATTATTAGCTGGTCACCCACTTGTACATCCGCAAAGGTTATAGATGAATCATGGCGAATACTGCCTGTTTGAACAGTCCTAGTGACGCTGCTGGCGCCGCCTCCCCCTCCACCACCTGCCCCAATTACCTCAAGCCACGCGTTTCCATTCCATATTACTAAAGAACCAATGCCGCCACTTGAAGTATCAAACCAGGCGTCGCCAGTATTCTTTGTAGCAGGTTCTGTCCCTGAAACTGTTGTTTTATTGCCAGGAGAAATATCAACCCACGCGGATATATTTGCGTACCAAGTAAACGTTCTATTTGTTATCCCTGTATCCAACCACAATTCGCCGTCAGTCGGATTTGCGGGTGCAGTGTCAGAAATTGTTAAACCAAGAGAAAGTAACCCTCCGGAGAGAGCTGCAAAGTTGTCATCTAATTCGTCAAACGTTAAAGCGAAACCTTTATTGCGTCTTAGCGTTACAACAGCCATTATGTAGTTTCTCCTTCGTCACTGTAATACAGGCCGACGTAGGCTGCAAAAAGACCTACCGTTCCCGGTCCATATGGTTGATAACCTGGGTTTGGTACTACATAATCGTCGTTAACATACGAAAAGGCTATTTTGTCTTCATCAGTTATATCGTCAAAAACAAATTGAAAACAGAGTTCAATCAGGCGCTGTTTTTCAACAGGGTCTGTTTCTGCCGCAATTTGGGCAAGTAAATCTCTGTAATTTGGTTTAGTACTCATTAATCATCAACCTGCAAAAACTTTGCCAGATCCTGAACTGGCGGCGTTTGCAACCCAAGTACCATGACCCTCTGTAGTATCTAATTTTCTGTGCACGCCAATCCCTTGCGCAAAAACCTTTGTAGATGCGCCTACAGCTGGATCTCCACACGCGGTCTTGTCACCTTTTACGATTGCTTTGCGTGTTTCAACAAACACCTTGGATTGTTTTGTTGAATTGTATGGTGTTTGATGAAATGGGTTTGGTGTTGGAGATGCGTGGCCATAATGACGATCTATTCTATCTCTTACTATTGCTTTTCCACTCATAATATTAGCGCCTCTTTTACTTTTATTTATAAAGAGGCGCTAATCAGTATTTAAGCAGCTTCTAATATTTTTTCTTTTGCAATTATATATTCTTTTACAAGCCCGGAGCGAACAATATCGTCTACTCCAAAATTTATAACGTTAAAAGACGTGATTTGATTAAGAACTTTTAAAAAGTCGTGCAGTCCTGAATTATCAGCTCTATTTTTAGAAGTAGCTAAATCGTCCTGTGCTGTATCACCGCAGAATACAATTTTTGACGATTCACCAACCCGTGTAATAATAGTATCGAGTTCGTGATAATTCATGGATTGACATTCATCAACAATTATGATTGAGTTATCAAATGTAAGGCCTCTAATATTTGAAGAAGTTGTGAATTTAATCATTCCTTTCATTTTAAGTATTTGATAAGCGTCTTTTCTTTTAAATAAATCGTTAACTATGTCAACATAAGGAGCTTCAAATATTGCTTCCTTTTGTTCTAGTGTGCCGGGTACAAACCCCTGCTCGCGCGTCTGAACTGCAGATCTAACTATGACGACCTTTTCATACTCTCCTTTCTCTAGTACATCTTTGAGTGCTAAGTATGTAGCACACATTGTTTTTCCTGTACCTGCTGTTCCGATGGCTGCGAGATTGTATCCTTGTTTATAAGATTGAAATAAATCGCTTTGTGTTGGAGTTAATGGACTGATCTTTCGCATTGAAAACTTTTGGTTTAAAATACCAACTATATGATCCATTTCTCTTTCCTGTCTACGCTTTTCTCTTTTAGATAATCTACGCTGCTGTGTTGCCATGAAACCTCCTTACGAATTAGGAAAATATTTCATTTCCTATCGTATGTTTATTGTGTTATCTTTATGAACTTTTGCTTTTTGTAATACATCACGAAAATTATCATCAGGTCTACGGACACCAATGCGTACCGAGTCAACGATTCCCGGAAATCTCTTGAATATTTGTTTTATGGTGGGGTTTTCTATTAGATATGTCTCGCGTTCGGACATGCTCATAATCTTATCAAATTGTTCATTTGTTTCTTTGTTTTCAAAACTATAATGAGGCATTAAGTCTCCTTTAATAAATAAAAAAAAGGCGATCCATACAGAACCGCCTTAGCATAATATAACTAATCTGTATTACCTTTATTTATACAATAAGATCGTATATTTCTTTCCAATTTGCAACTTTTATTGCTTCACCAGCATAATTTTTATTATGACCATGTTCAATAAGCATCGAATTTAAACCAAGTTCTAAACCGAGGTCTGCGTTAGACTCTTTATCTTCGATCCATGCACAGCCGGTATCTTTATATGGTAGCAAGGCTTCATCCTTGTCTCCACCGCATTCTAGACAAATAACCTCTTCAAAAACTTTTTTACCAAAAATAGCTTCAAGGTTTTTCTTACGAAGTTTACCAGCATATTTGTCTGTTGACAGCGATGTAATGCAGTGGAAAACATAGCCGTGATCTTCGTGAAGTTTGCGTACGTATTTAACAGCATCACGGAATGGAGTTAGCCATCCAATTGCTGCCGATGTATTAAAATATTCACACATTTGTTTTGCTTCAGAATAAGGCATATTAAATACTTTACCCATATCATATTCATCGTACGAAAGCGGAGTATGACCCCGTGCTTCCATCCATTTATAAAAGGAATATTGCCAATCAAGCAATACACCGTCGCAATCTACGAGGATTAGTTTTTCATTCAATTTCATATTATATTCTTTCTTAACTTATGCCGCGAACCGGGC